GGTACCGCTAACAGCCGTAACATCACCAAGGAGAAAGTCCTGGTGGTGCTTAAGGAATACACTGGTCCTGCAGACCCGGGCGATCCGACCCAGCCTTCGACCTTCAAGATTGCGCGTGAAACTCTGATTACCGCCCAGCGTCTTCTGCTGGACACCGGTAACCTCAACATGTTCCACCAGTCGATCGGCAGCCTGACCCTGCTTGACGACTATCGCCGTTGGCGTGATCGCGTGTTCATCGACGAACTCGCCAAAGCTGAAGCCAATGGTGCCGCTTCTACCACTCAAGGTGGTTACTACTTCGCTGGTGGCAAGACCAAGGATTCTTCCGGTCGTATTGCCTACACCACTTCTGAGTACAGCAACGAAGTGCAGCAGTTCCAGGTGAAGACCGACCTGCTGACCATTGTTAAGGATCTGCGCAAGCGTAACGTTCCGACCTTCGCTGATGGTCTGTATCGCTGCATCTGCGATCCTACCTTCATGATGCACCTGCGTCGTGATGCTGACTTCCGTGAGATTGCCCGCTACGCTGGTAATCCTGGTCAAGGCATGTACATGGGCAACCCCATGATGCCTAACAACGCCAGCTTCTACATGGGTCCCCAAGCTGGTCAGGGTTACTTCCTGGCTGGTGAGCCCGTGATGCCGACTGGTGTTCAGTTCGAAGGCGTGAAGTTCTTCGAATCGACCAACTTCCCGACCAAGAGCGTGCAGGCTTCGTTCACCGATTCGCCTTCTTACTCCGCTCAGGAAGTGGCCCAAGGTTACTTCTTCGGTCCTCAGTCCATCGGTGTTGGTATCGGCGGCCCGAACGCTCAGGTGCTGATCAACAACAACGATGACTTCAGCCGTTTCATCATCCTGATCTGGCAACTGTACGCTGGCTTCGAGATCCTGAACAAGGACTTCGTGACCACCGCCTACAGCTTCGTGTCTGATGATGGCTCTGTTTGATAACAACCATAAACACACAACATAGGAAAAGATAAATGACCTATTTGTCCGCTAAAAAAATCTTCCCAGGTAACTGGGCAGAACCCCTGAACGGCTGGTATCGCAACATTGATACCAACGACAGCGGTAGCAATGATGGCTCCAAGGGCGGCCCCACTTCTGTGCTGGCAGTCCCTGGCTATCGCTACTTCCAACAGCGTGGTTACGTGCCTGTGACCAACACCTCTGGTGGTGGTGCAGTTGCTTCCGGCAGCGTGATCGTTCCTTCCCCTTATCGGAATGACGACACCCGTCCCGACATCACCGGCATGGTGATCTCTGGTAGCAGCACCCTGCCTGCTTATGTGTACCGCGCCACTATTGCCGTTGCTTCTGGCTGGGGTGATGGCCGCGTTGCTTCTGGTGTGTATGCCGCCACCGGTAACGTGATCACCTTTGGTATTGGCCTGACCTCCACCGGCACTGTTGGTGAAGCCGTGGCACAAGCCAACCTGACCTCCACCACTTCTGGTTCTCAGCCTGGTGAAGTGTTCTTCACTGCTGGTTCCGCCGGCTACAGCACTCAGCCTTTCCTGACTGCTACTGGCGCCGCTGGTGTGACCGTCAATAACGTGTACAAGCAGGTGACCTCTGCTTCTACCTACACCGTCCAGGCTCGCGAATCGCAAACCGCTACCTCCACTTCTGGTGGTTGGTACATCTCCAGTGGTGATGCATCCGGTGGCCGTACTGGTTACTTCGTGGTTGAAGTGTGCTATCTGCAACCTGACGAAGCTGCTGGCTACGAAGACATCGATGGCTATCTGCTGGGCCGCACCGTTAGCTGATTAGGTTAAACTAAGACCAGTAACAAACTGGTCTTATGTCAGCTACTGCCGCAATGCTTTATCAGCACAAAAAAACAGGTGCGAGAGTAAAGATTGTAAGCGAATGGGATAACGGCGATTGGTTCATGGTCGAAGATCAGGACGGTCGCCTTTATACCGCATACAAAACTGAACTCACCCCTGATGAGAATGCTACTAAAACAGTAAAAACTCTTCAGGTAAAAGATAAAGCAGCTCAGGAAGAGCCACGCACTTTCCCCCCGGACAACCGTTTAAACATCAATTCAGCTACCGCCCAAATGATCGCTGATCATATTAAGGGTATTGGATTGAAAACAGCCCGAGAGATTAAAGATCTTCAGATGTCCTTATCGGGTGAAAGGTTCAACAATCTCGAACAGTTAAAGCAAATTGGACGAGTTGACTGGGATGCCGTGATTGCCGCTGACCTGATCAGGGTTTAATTACTCATCTCCTCAACAAGCCCCTGGGAGACCAGGGGTTTTTTAGTTTTAAAATGTAGTTATGGCAAATATAACGCGATTAGGTCAGCTTGGTTCCACAGGAGTTTCCTCCGGGCCGCATCTACATGCGTACGTAAAAAACCTAGCGACAGGCGAATACGAAGACCCTGGTATCCACCGCAGTAAGTTTTTAAATGTACGAGTAGGACCTAATAGAGTCCCTAAATATATTGAAGATGGCAAAGGCGGATTACAGCTTAACCCAGCAGCAGGACTGACATTAACTTCTGGTTGGGGGCCAAGGGATACAGGTATTGCTGGCGCAAGTACATATCATCGGGGTAGGGATTACGGGGGCGCAGAAGGTACAGAGATTTTTGTTGAAGGTGATGTTAAGTTCACACCAAGGCCAAATGCAGGTGGTTACGGTAACCTGGCTACCTGGACCACACCAGACCAGAAATTTGAACTTGGCTATGGTCACATGAAGACCTTAGGTGAGGCAGCTGATCTTACCGGTGGCAAAGTACAGGATCCCTCTGGTGCAGGCGTTGATCCTAATGAGTTCTTAGTTGGCTATCTATTAGGAGCTGGCATGTCAGGACCACAGAAAGAAAGTGGCAAGACAACGATGAAGCGACAACTTATTCAACAAGCAATACGACCACCACAATCAAACATGTTCAATGATCTTCTTTCGATGACTGCCGGTCAATACGGGGTTTAATTTACTGCATCTATAATTAAAAACATACGGAAATAAGCTGTGCAGCTCAGCGACTTCGACAAAAGTAGAGTCAGGTATCACCTTGGCTACTTCACGGTTTCCGTGCCAGCGGGCGACTATGCACGTCTGGAAGAAGCTATGAATACGGTCCCTGATTCGTATTTTTACGACAAGATCGCTATTCAGATTGGTCGCTGCGACACAGCTGAAAAGAAGACTGAGGTTGCCACCTCACCTTCTACCCGTCTTGAAAGTATTGCTGGTGATGTGGATCGTACGATTCGCTCCAGTAATGCCAAAGAGGCACTCAAGGTTTGGGACGAGATTTATCTCTACGAAACCAACCGTTTAGCCGGCATCCTTTACGTTCCCAACTACAAGGATCCGTTCCAAGCCAGATACCGTTACGAACGCTCTGGTGCTGAATTTATTCAGGCGCTTCCAGGCCCCGCCGATACAGCAGTGGGATCACGCATTTATTTAAACCTTAATTGGAGGTAATTATGGCCAATAATCTTTACGATTATCTGAACCAGTTCAACCTGGGCCAATTGGTGAACGCAGGCAACACTGTATTGCAAGGTGCCTCAAATGCGTTAAATAGGGCTGGAATCGGCACCCGTGGTATTCAGTCGAATCCTTCTTATTACGGCCCTGCCTATGCAAGTGCAGAAGCCCTAGGAATCAAGCCGGGCGGTTTACGTGATTATGGCCCTGGTTACAAAGAGAAAGAACTTGCCGCCGGTCAAGCTGCCGAAAACTCCCGTCCAGGTGCAGGCTTCCCTGGCCAACAAGCTGAACGCGCTTATCAACAAGAAAAGTCTCGCGTTGCTCAGTTAACTGCACAAGACCCCGAGCTTCAGCGTTATGAGAAAGCAAGGGCAGGTGCCAAGACACAGGAAGAGATGAATGCCGCACGTGATATCGGCATGCAAATCTGGCAACAGAAATACGGCAATACTCCCATGGCGCAACAAGGGGGTGCCGTTGGAACGTTTAATCCGTTAATGGATAGGACGTTTGGTTATCAATCTGGCTCGGCCCCTGACCAGCAAATGGGCGCACCAACTTTAGGGCCTTCCCCCCTAGTACCTCAAGTTGACCAGTCATTGAATCCTGCAAGTCCAAATTTCATCGGCGGTGAAGGCGCTCCCCTGATGAACTTTGCAGACCCACGGTTTGAAAATATGAGTCCAGAAGATTTCCAAAAGTTGCTGAACCAGGTCAACCGGAAATAATATCCTTGGCATCGCTTAGCGTGTAAGCCCAACCTGCTGGACACGAATCATTGATTCACGGGGGCCAGTGTTGTTGCTTTGAAACCATGATCCTTTG